AAAGATTACCAAGCAATTCAAGAATGGGCCGCGATCGACGGCAATAACATTATCGACAACGGAGCATAGACCATGCTTTTCGGATTTGCTTCATTTGCCGAAACAGCGATATCATCAATATCGTCGGCTTCTAGCGTTACAGTAATAGCGCAAAAAAATAGATTAACTGCAACTATAGGACCTTTTACTGTTGCAGGAACTTCTTCTGTAGCAAATCCAAGTCCTACTAAATTAACATTAGGTACAGGAACTGTAACCTTATCTACAACAGTTAATGTTACAGGATTAAAAGTTCCTTTAGTTTTAGGTGCTGGAAATGTTACTGTTTCTGGTAATGCTAATGTAGCATCTGTTGGAAACGCGTTGACTATTAAGACTGGAACTGTTACAATAACAGGTACAGCTAATGTAACGAACCTTAAAGTTCCATTAACGCTAGCAACAGGAAATGCAGGAGTTATAACTTGGAATGAAATTATACCAGGAGCAACAATGGTGTGGACACCAATAAAACCTTATTAATATGGCATCAACTTTTTCAACAGATTTATCATTAGAACTAGTAGCAACCGGTGAAAAAGCTGGTCTATGGGGTGCGATTACTAATACTAATTTAGAAATATTACAAGCCGCAGCATCTGGTTATGTAGAGGTACCTATGACATCAGGTTCTGATGTTACATTAAGTTTGGCTGACGGATCGGCGACCGCGAATGGTAAGAATCTATATCTAAAATTAACTGGCACAATGACTGCCAACATTAGTTTAATCATACCTGCATCAACAACAGGTGGTACAGCAACTAGAATCTATATCATAGAGGACGCAACAAATAGAACTACAGCAAATAAATTTACATTAAATATTAAAACAGCTGGATCATCGAGTCCGGTTCCAGTGCCTGTAGGATCAACATTGATAGTAAGATCAGACGGAACAAATACAGCTTTGGCTTTAAGACAAGAAGGACATTTAGCTATCAACTCATCTTCTATTACAGCTTATACTGCTGTAAGTGGCGATGTACTATTAATAGATACACAAAATAACCCTGTTACAATTACACTACCTGCTTCACCAAGTGCTGGAGATAAAGTAAGTATTATGGATGCTTCGGCTGCTGGGGGATTTGGTTCTAACAATGTTACAGTAAATAGAAATGGTCAACCTATTAGAGGTGCTGCTTCTAATTTAACTTTAAGCACTAATAATCAATCGATTAAACTTTATTACACTAACGCAACCAAAGGTTGGCAATACGTATACAACCAAACTACATAGGAGTAACAGATGCTTACGAAAATTAAGTTTGCTCCTGGAATTGACAAACAAGATACTGCTGTTGGAGCAGAAGGTCGTTGGGTAGATTCAGATAATGTAAGATTTAGATATGGCCTACCAGAAAAAGTTGGTGGTTGGCAATCTCTTTTAACAGATACTATTGTAGGTGTTGCTAGAAAACAACATGCTTTTGTTGATAAAGAAGGAAACAGATACGTTGCAATAGGAACAGATAAATTTTTACTTGTATATTTTGAAGGTCAACTTCATGATATAACACCTATAAAATCTACAATTTCAAGTGTTGTTATGTCTGCTCAAGATGCAACACAAGAAGTATCTCTAACATTTTCATCTAATCATAATCTACAATCTGGTGATATTATTTTATTAGATAGTGTCACTGTACCAAGTGGTATTGGTTTAACTGATGCTGCATTCGAAGATAAACTATTTCAAGTAACTAGAGTTACATCATCTTTAATTGCAATTATAACAGGATCTCAAACTACAACAGGAGCTGCTGGTGGTGGAGCGTGTGATGTAATTCCTTATGAACCAGTTGGTCCTGCTGCACAATCTTATGGTTATGGTTTTGGTATTGGTCAGTATGGTGGTACAGTTCAAGGTGCTCAACAAACTACTTTAAACGGAGCGTTGTTAGCAGACACAAATGGTACTGGTGGATCGGGGACCGTTATTAATGTTACATCAAACACAGGTTTTCCAACAACAGGAACTATAGCAGTTGGTAATGAATTAATTACTTACACTGGAAAAGGTACAAATACTTTAACAGGTATAACCAGAGGAGCTTTTGGTACTGCAACTTTTGGAACTTCAAATGGTCAAGCTCATTCAAGTGGCGCTACAGTTACTGATGCTACAAAATTTTCTGGATATGGGAGTGCAGTAGATGCTGGAACGATAATTCTTGAACCTGGTCTTTGGTCATTAAGTAATTTTGGTGATGTGTTAGTTGCAACTATTGGTAATGGTAAAACTTTTACATGGAACTCTGATATTGCAGCAAGATTAACTACAAGAGCATCGACATCAACTTCTAGTTTTGAAACTACAAACAATCCAACAGCAACAAGAACAACTTTAATTTCTCCGACTACACGTCACTTAATTCATCTTGGAACAGAAACAACTATTGGAGATCCAACTACACAAGATGATATGTTTATAAGATTTTCTACAAACGAAAAAATAAATGAATACACACCAGAAGCAACCAATACTGCGGGTACACAAAGATTACAAGATGGCACAAAAATTATGGGAGGTCTGGTTGCAAAAGAAAACATTCTAGTGTGGACAGATAATGCATTATATACAATGAAATTTGTTGGTGCACCTTTTACATTTGGTTTTGAACAAGTTGGTACTAACTGTGGATTGATTGGCAAGAATGCAGCAATTGAAATTGATGGTGTTGCATATTGGATGGGTAATAATGGTTTCTTCTCTTTTGATGGTACAGTAAATACACTACCTTGTTCGGTTGAAGATTATGTTTATGATGATTGTGATACAACAAAAGGACAACAAGTTGCAGCAGGTATTAATAATCTATTTACAGAAGTTGTTTGGTGGTATCCAACACAAGGATCTGATTTTAACAATAGATATGTAGTTTATAATTACGGTCAAAACAATGCGCAATTACCTATGGGTAATTGGTACACAGGGACAAATACAAATTCTATTAGAACAACTTGGATTGACTCATTAGTATACCCAAAACCTTATGCTACAGCTTACAATAGTTCAAACAATGGTAGTTTTCCAGAAGTTTTAGGTCAGAGTGGTTTGGGACAAAGTGTATTTTTTGAACATGAAACAGGTAATGATCAAATTAATCCAGATGGAAGCACTACTACTTTAACATCTTTTATAGAGTCTTTTAGCTTTTCTTTACAAAAAGATCAAAGTGAAGTATTTCTAGCCATGAGAAGATTTTTACCAAACTTTAAAACTTTAGTAGGCAATAACCAAGTGACCATATCCGTAAAAGATTTTCCTGCAGATAATTCTGTTACAAGTGCATTGAGTCCTTTTACTATTACATCAAGCACAACAAAAGTCGATACTAGGGCCAGAGGACGTTATGCAAGTATTAAAATAGAAAACACAGCGGCTGGTGAATCGTGGAGATTTGGTACGTTTCAAGTAGACTTACAACCAGATGGAAGAAGAGGATAATGACAAAAGTAGTAGTAAGATTACCAGAACCTAAAAAAGAATATAGTGAAGATAACCAAAGACAAATTAATAAAGCATTAACTAATATTATTGAACAATTAAACTCAACATATCTAACACAACAAAAAGAGGATCAAGAAAGATTTACTTGGTTAGGATTAGGATAATGGCAAATATATATAAAAATGATAAAGTAAGTTTAACTAACACAAACGTTACAACTTTATATACCGTACCAAGTAATTCACGTGCTATTGTAAAATCTATTTTAGTAGCAGAAGATGCAGGAAGTGCAGCAGTAGTTAAGGCAACATTAACAAATTCAACAGGAACAGCTTTTGTAATTGATAATAATGTAAGTTTAAGTGCTAATGAAAAAGAACAAATTTTGACTGAACCTTTAATTATGACAGAAAGTGAGATATTAAAAGTTCAAGCAACTAGTGGTGCAGTAGATATAATTGCATCAATATTAGAAATTAACAGGGAGGACAGATAATGTTTGTAGAACAAGAAGAATCGTTTGAAAAACAAACCATCAATGGCGTTGAAGTAACAGTTTATAAACCTAGAGTTGAGGTCACTGTAAAACACATGACAACAGGCCAAGAGTATGGATCAGACGAAGAAGCAAAACAAGACGTAGATGACCCTAATACAGACACTAAACAAGAAGATATATCTAGAAGTGTTCATATTAAGGTACAAAGTATACCACTAGGTGGTCAAACTAATATATTTTAAGGACGTTGACGAATGTATAAAAACCTTGTAAATTGTAATATACTCGCCCAAATACAAGCTTTGCGTACTTGCATTCATTATATAATATAAAGAGAAACTATGGGATTTTTAAAAAAGATAACTAGACCTATTTCAAGAGTACTAGATAAAATAGTACCTAATGAAATTAAACCTGCATTACCATTTTTAGCTGCAGCCGCACCGTTTATGGCTCCAGGTATTATGGGTGCATTTGGTAATACTATGTTATCTAGAGGATTAATAGCTGGTGGTTTAAACCTTGGATCTCAATTAGCTCAAGAAGGAAGTGAGGGAGATTTTGATGCATTATCATTAGCTATGGCTTCTGGTATTGGTGCACTATCGGCGCCGGGAAGTGGAGCTAATGCAGCAAACCCTGTTAATGAATTTGGAACAAAAGGCGTTGTAAGTCAACAAAGCGCGGGAGATTATTTAAGAGGTTTATCTAATACAGGTGGAATAACAGATCAAACTTTAAACTTTTTAGGAACAGGTGCTGACAAACTACAAGGACTACAACAAGGTTTAGCAGCAGATGGTATATTTAGTAAAGCAGGAGCTAAAGCTTTATCTATACCACTTACACAAGGAACTTATGATTTAGCTGTAGCAGAAAATAGAAGATTAGAAAAACAACAAGCTATAGATGACGCAGAAGCTTCGGCAGCTGAAGGTGCATCAAATGCACAAAGAGCAGCAGCTATTAGACAATCTATGGAAGCTTATGGATTTACAGATGATGAAATTGAAGATGCAATTTATGCAGCAGGATATAAAACTGGTGGTAGAGTAGGATTTGAATTTGGTGGTATAACAGATGCAGTAGAAGCTGTTGAAGAAACACCAAAAGAATTTTTAGTAGATAAATTAAAAGTAACAGTACAACCAGGTCAATCAGAAGAGATGGGTATTTTAAATGCAATGTTTAATGATACAGATGGTGTAATGTCTGATGAAAGAAAAATGGAATTTTACAAATTATATATTCCTCAATTATACAGAAGAGGTGAAATATCAGAAGAAGTATATGAAGGAATGAAAGAAGATATATTTGGTGAAGGTAAAGCTGAAGGTGGTATAATGGATTTAGGTGGTAGAGAAATGGATATGAGAGGTGGAGGTTTTATACCTATTGGTAAAAAAGAAAAAGCAGACGACGTTCCTGCAAGATTATCAAAGAATGAATTTGTAATGACAGCTGATGCTGTAAGAGCAGCAGGTGGTGGAAGTGTTAATGAAGGAGCAAGAAGAATGTATAATTTAATGAATAACCTAGAGGCAAAAGTATAATGTCAACAACAACAACAATAACAAAACCAGCACCGGTAATAGAAGGTTCACTTACCGCCTTTTTAAAATCAGTAGATAAATTAGGTAAAGGTGCGGTACCATCTACTTTTGCTGGTATTGATACATCTAAATTTGCACCAACAATCGCTGCCGAATCACAATTACAAAAAGATGCTAGGGCCGCGGCCAGTGGATTAGGAGCCCTTACAGGACCACAAGCTTATCAACCTTTTATGTCACCTTACCAACAAGAGGTGATAGATACAACTTTAGCAGAATTTGACAGAAACCAAGCAATTCAAAACACAGCAATGAGAGATCAAGCTATTGCAGCTGGAGCTTATGGTGGTGGACGAGAAGGTGTAATGGCTGCAGAATCTGCAAGAGGTGCGGCAGCAAGCAGAGCACAACTACAAGCACAATTATTAAATCAAGGATTTCAACAAGCACAAGCAGCGGCAGCACAAGACTTGGCAGCACAACAAGGACTTGGACAGTACCAACAATCAATGGGTCAAGCAGGTCAAGCGCAACAACAAGCTATACTTGATGCAGCAGCATCTGCTGAAAGAGAATCACAGTTTCAACCATTCACACAACTAGGATTGATTGGTCAGCAACTAGCACAAATTCAACCAGGAGCATTTCCGACTCAAACAGTAGGGTATGCACCACCGGCAGCTCCAGCCAGTCCATTAGCAACAGCTCTTGGTGTAGGAACTGGTATTGCTAGCATCGGTTCTAAATTAGGAATCTTTGGTTAATGAGTAGAATTTTAAGAAGACCTATGTTTAGAGGTGGCCCGGTCGATAGTCGTGGAACGGGAATCACTAGTGGATTAGATAAACCTAAAAGAGGTTTAGTAAATGAACCAGGTGGTTATGCTGGTGAAAAAAGTGGTATGGATTTTTTAAAAAACGCATTAAATAAATATGTATTAGGTGAAAGATTTACTAACCCTAATTATGTTTCTCCAATGAAATTTCAATCAGGAACTGGTTTTGGTTTTATGACTCCTAAAAGACAATCACCGGGATTAATTAAAATTGGTGAAAGTATAGATGCTAGAAATCCAAGAATGGATGATCTTAATCTTGATGTATTAGCTAAACCTGTAACATACGGAGCAAGTCAAGAAGCTGATATGAAGAAATCAGATTTAGAAATGGGTGAAGGAGATTTAGATCTTTCAGAAGAAGATAAAAAAGGATTAAATGAATTTTATGAAAGCATAGGAGTAAAAGAAAAAGTTGAAAATTATGAAGGCGGTAAAGCTGGTTCTGATATGAACTCACAAGAAGTACCTGGTGTAGTAAAAGTAGGAGATATAAAAGAAGTAAGTGGTGATAAAGAAGAATCTGTAGAATATACAATAGAAGATTACATAAAGATGTTAGGTGGTGATAAAGCTAAACGTAGAGATTTATCTGATATGTTTGCTAGAGCTTCCGCATCATTTTTAGGAACAGGTGGAGTCAGAGAAGGATTAGCAGAGTTTATGAAAGCGGAAGCGGCAGCCGGTCCAAGTAGACGTGAAAAAATAGAACAAGCTGCAGCAACATTAGATATTAAAGACAAGATAGCAAGTAAGAGAGCAGATGAACAATTAAAACAAACACTAGCTGGTATTGATTATAAGATAGGTGCAACCATGGCTGCACAAAAGTCTGCAGAAAGTTTGCAAGGAAAAGATTGGATTGATTCTTTAAAACACGTTTCTGAAAATTTATTTAAAGGACAAGGTAAAGATATTGATAACACTGCTGTTATAGAAAATACTTTAAGATTAAAATATAAAAAACCAGTTAAAAAATTTACTGTATCAAGTGAAACTGAAATTCCTAATTTAGAAATTAGTGAAGGATTTTCAATTATAGTATTGCCAGATGGATCTAAAAAAATATACGAAGTAAGTGGTAATTCAGCAATAGAAAGAACTGATCTTCGAGTATAGGAGGTAGGCAATGGCTACTCTAGGTGAACTTTTAAATGAAAACACAAACAGCATTAAAACAAATGCTGATGATAATAGTAAACCTAATGCTTTTGTATCAGCACTAGCAGGCATAGGTTCGGGTCTTTTTAAAATACCAGAGGGTTTTGTATCTTTAGGAGCTACTTTAATTGATTTAGGAGGAGATACAAATAAAGCTGCAGAAGTAGAAGAATTTTTTGCAAAAATAAATCCTTTTGATGAATTAGCAGAAGCAACTACTGCTGGAAAAATTACAGAATTAATTACTAATATTGGAGTACCTGGAGGTATTGCTTTTAAAGTAGGTAATGGTTTAGCTAAAGGTGCTTTAATTGCAAAAAGAAGCGGTAAATATTTAGATTTAGGTGGAGATATGTCTAAAGCTGTCTCAAAAAAATTAAAAGGTGGTAAATTAAATAGAGATGAAAATAAATTATTTAATGAAGCTTTTTCAAAAGGAGCATCTGGATTTGAAAAAACAGGTGCGTTTGGTGCAGGTGCTGGTTTAGGTGGACTAGCAGAAGGAGTATTTGTTGCTGACGTTGAAGATGCAGGTACTTTTGGAGATTTATTAGGAGGTCCTACAGAATTAGATAGAGACAAAGACGATCCTACTACAGAAATATTAAATAGATTAAAGTTTGGATTAGAAGGTGCTGGCTTTACAGGTATTATAGGAGGAGCTGGTAAAACTATTTCTAAATTAAGAAATCAAGCAGGCACGGGAAAAGCCATTACTAAACCATTTGATAGATGGATTGATAAATGGATTTCAAAACCTTTACGAGCAAGAGGATCGGATCCACAAGAAGGATTTGAAATGCGTAATAAAATGGATGGGGAAATTGCTGCAGATAGAAGCGCTGCTGAAAGAGCAATGACTACTGTAGATAAAATTGGAGAACGTATAGTTAAAAATATGAAAAAAACATCTTCTAGTGTAGATGAGAATACTAAAAAAAATCTATTTAAAGAAATGAACAATTTTTTAATTGGTAAGAAAAAATTAAAATATAGTTTTGATTATGTAGATGAAATAAATGTTGATCCTAAAACTGGTAATGCTTACGAAGCAGGTTTTGGAGAATTTGAAAAATTAAAACCAGGGGCAAAACTTCCTGAAGTTTTTAAAAGAATAGATCCAAACACTGGTAAACAAATTACTCAAAAACTTAAAACAGGAGAGAGATTATTTAATTTTAGATTTGATGACATAAATCCATTAGATCCAAAAAGAAGAAGTATAGCAGAACAAAATTTTAGAAAAAGATTAAAAACAAAATATGGTGCAAGTGAAACAGACATTGAAAATTTATTAGGAAGTTTTAAAGGAATGCGTAGTGTATGGGAAGATTTATTTACTCAATACGGTAGAAGACTTACACCATCGGCTTTAGATGATTTTGAAAAAATGATTCGTAGTTCTTTAACGGAAGCTATGGATAGAGGATATCAAGCTTTTAAAAATAATTCAGGTGATTTAAATTTTGCAAAAAACTATCCACCTACTAAAGCAATATTAAAAGAAGCCACAGAAGATATACAAAAAGAAGTTACAAGGTTAAGTAAAGGAACTGTTAAATTAACAGATGAAGAAGCGGGTAAAATAGCTGATGAAATATGGCAAGGATCTTCTTTACCAAAAGGTGTTTTATTATCAGGAAGACCTGGAGATGTAGTTATAAAAGATACCCCTGATTTTTTTAGAAAATCAATAGCTGAAAATTTACAATTAAATAATGTTAATGTTAGAGGAAGAGATGTAGCTAACTTATCAGACCTAACTGGTGAGGGACAACGTATTGTAAAAAACCTTTTAGGAAAAGCAGACAATCCTATGTCTACATTGGTAGAGGGTACAGCTAATCTATCTTCACAAGTAAGATATAATCAATGGTTAGATAATTTAGTAAAAGAATCTAATAAATTAAAAAGAAATTGGGATGCTTGGGATAAAGCAGGTAGAGCAGGGCCAGAACCTAGAGTTCCTTTTTTATTTGCAAACTCTGGAGAAGCTAGAAAATATACAGGCGGAACAGGTAATGATTTTAAAACTATATCTCCTCCAGGATCAGAAAATGCAGCAAGAGGAACACCAATTGGTAGATTTTATGATCCTAAAGCAAAACTAAAAGCTGTTGATGAAATAGAAGCAGCGAGAATTGATGCAAAAGTAAAAGACGCTGTTGACAACGAAATAGCATTGGCATCTTCCAAAGGCAAACAATTAACAAAAAAACAAAGACAAAGAGCTGCTGAAAAAGCTGCAGAAATAATAAATCCAATAGAAGGTAAAGTAGCTTTAAATGATTATGCAAAGGCATTGGGAGAAACTAAAGAAGTGTCTAAAAGTTTTTTAGCTCAATTATATCAAAATACTATCTTATACCCTAAAGCCACAGCTCAAATGGCAAAAACAATTCTTGCACCATTTACACACGCAAGAAACTTTTTAAGTGCCGCAGCATTTGCAGGTGCAAATGGATTATTACCATTTGGTAATACAGCAGATGTTAAAGCAGCGTGGAATGCTTTACAAGTTGCAGGTCCAGGAACTAGACAGGCAAATGCAATGTATCAAGATCTTTTAAGATTAGGAGTAGTTAACTCTCAAGTTCAATTAGGAGATTTAAAAAAACTTTTAGAAGATGTAGATTTCGGCGGTGTATTAAATAGAATTGGTCCGGACTTTAATGGAGTAAATACTTTTTTAAAGAAAATGAACGTGGCTAAAAAATTTGCACAAGATGCATATACAGCTGAAGATGACTTTTGGAAAATATTTACATACTTTGGCGAAAAAGCAAGATTGGACAAAGCTTATAGAAATGCAGGAATGCAACTAGGACAAGAGTTTATAGATCCTAAAGGAGTTAAACAAGTATTTAACGATGAATATTTAAAAAAGACAGCAGCTGATTTAGTAAAAAATAATGTACCTAATTATGCATTTGTATCTGATTTTGTAAAAGGTTTAAGACAATTACCATTAGGTAATTTTGTAGCTTTCCCTGCTGAAATTATGAGAACAGGAACTAATATTGTAGACACTGCTTTAGATGAAATTTTTTATACTGTAAAAATAGGTAATGAAACAAAATCACCTTTAAGAAATAGAGGACTACAAAGATTATTTGGTATGGGAGTAACAACAACTGTATTACCCGCAGGAGCTGTTGCTACGCTACAAACAATATACGATGTAAGTGATGAAGAAATTAATGCAATGAGAAGATATGTTGCAGAGTGGTCTAAAAACTCTACTTTACTTCCTTTTAGATCCGAAGATGGTAAATTAGAATACATAGATTATTCTCATATGAATGCCTATGATACATTAACTAGACCAATACAAACTGTTATTAATGCAGTTAATGAAGGAAGAGATGACAAAGATGGTATTATGGGAGATTTTTTATTAGGTTTAATTGAATCTACAAAAGAAATTGGATCTCCATTTATAAGTGAATCAATGTGGACACAAGCATTGCAAGATGTATCACCTATTTTAGGAAGAGGTGGAGTAGATGCACAAGGAAGAAGAATTTATGATATGCAAGTAGATAGTGTTGGAGATGCTTTATCTAAATCAGTTGGTCATTTAGCAGAAACACAATTTCCTTTAAACTGGAATCAATTAAAAAGACTAGGATTAGCTTCTGTAGCAAAAGTAGTTCCTGAAAGTGATATAAGATTTGGACCAAGAGGAGTTGAATATGAGTTGGGTAATGAGTTATCTGGTATTGCTGGATTAAGAAGAGTAAAGATAGATCCTTCAAAAGGTATTAATTATAAAATTACAGATTATAAAGACGGAATAAGAGCATCAAGAAGTATATTTGCAAGAAGAACTTTAACTGGTGGGGTCGTAACTCCAGAAGAAGTAGTAGATGCATACATAGAATCTAATAGAGCTCTATTTGAAATAAATAGAGAAATGTTTAAAGACATAAAAGCTGCTCAAGCTTTAGGAATGACTGAAGATGATGTTGAAGAAAAAATGGTAAAAAGAGGAGAACGAAGGGCTTTTAATGCATTAATAGATGGAGAGTTTAGACCATATAGTATTTCAAATGATGTTAAAAATATTTTTGAATTTAATGCGGAACAATTAGGATTACCAAATCCTTTTGAAACAGCAGAAGACATAATAGACACTATTAGAGAAATATTATCCGAAACTCCTGTTTCTTTAGATGTATTTCCTGATTTACCAAATCCATTTAGACAATCAATTATACCTAATTTAAAAGGAACACCTGTAGGACAATTACCTCCATTAATATCAGGAGCAACAGCTAAACCAAATATTATTGGTGGACAGAATATAAGTATACCTTATACTCAATTACCTCAAGATCAAAAGCTTGATAGAATAGAAAAAGTAGATAAACTAATATAATGGCAATAGAACCTAAAAACACAAGAGAACATATTATATCGCTTTACGGACACGTAACTGGATTAAAAAAAGATATTTCACAGATTAAAAATAATCATTTGAAACATATCCACGAAGATGTAGAAAAATTGGGCGGTAAGATAGACAAGATCTATTGGGTTCTTTTGACTGTTGCGGGAACTGCAGTACTCTTCGCTTTGGAAAGATTAATTAATTAAAAAATTATGCAACTATCTAGAAACTTTTCTTTACAAGAACTTACCAAATCAGACACAGCTATACGTAAGGGTATAGACAACGAACCTAACGCTGATCAAATAGATAAACTAAAAGCATTGTGTGAGAATATATTACAACCGGTACGTGATCAGTTCGGTAGAGTAAAGGTGACCTCGGGTTATCGTAGCCCAGAGTTGTGTGTTGCCATCGGCAGCTCAATCAGTTCACAGCATGCAAAAGCTGAAGCGGTTGATTTTGAATGCATGGGAGTCGACAACGCTGAAGTAGCAGACTGGGTTAAAATGAATTGTGAGGTAGATCAATTGATCCTCGAGTACTACACGCCCGGCGAACCTAATTCGGGATGGATCCACGCAAGCTACATACCTTTTAATCCTAGACATCAATATTTACGAGCATATCGTGAAGATAAAAAAACTAAATATAAACCTATTATTGGAAAAGCCGTCGATTTAGTGTAAAAAGCTTCGATGGAAAACAGTCTATTAGTACACAAACATTTAATTGTTAGAGCAGAAGCATCGCGTCCACCGATTGACGAAGAACAATTAACCGAATGGATGAAAGAATTTGTAGACTCTATTAATATGAAAATATTCATGGGTCCTTATGTAAAATATTGTTCTATGCCTGGTAACAGAGGTATTACAGCGGTTGCAATTATCGAAACTTCACACATCGCTATGCATATTTGGGATGAACCTAATCCTGCATTAATGCAATTTGATGTTTATTCTTGTGGTGAGTTTGATGTAGAAAAAATTTGTAATAAAATTAAAAAAGATTTTGATATTAAAAAAATAGAATACAAGTTTTTAAATCGCGAAACGGGATTGCAAGATATTTAATTACATATACAACCATAAAAATCACCAGTACCATCATTCATTACATGAACATTGTAGGGTGCATCATAGTATGTAGTTAAATGTAAACGTAGTATGTCACATAAATCAAAACAATCTACTTCACCAAGTATTTCAATTCCTTGCATCATTTCTTGTGTTACAGAAACTAAACTATACAAACCATCATTTAATAATATTAAATCCAATCTCTTAACTCTTCTCCCATTACTTGGGTTGCTATGTTTATTTTTTTACGTAAGGCTTTTCTTATTTTTTCATCAACTGTTTTTGGTGCAATAAGATCAACATATGTTACAGCTTTTTTCTGACCTATTCTATGTGCTCTATCTTCTGATTGTAATCTTTTTTCTAAATCATAACCATTTGAATAATAAATTACATTATTTGCAGCAGTCAATGTAATACCATAACCACCAGTCTGTGGATTACCAACAAAGAATCGCGCAGGAGAATTTGGGTCTTGAAACTTTTCTATATTTTTTTGACGTTGTTCTGCGGGAATTGCTCCATAGTATTGTACAATGGAATTCTCACCATACTCATCACTAATTGCATTTACAATTTGTTTAATATCATAAACATAGTTAGCCCAAATAATTACTTTACCTTCAACTTCATCTAATACTTCTAACAATGCTTTGATTCTATTACTCTTTAGTTCTGTAATACTATCATCATCATTTTTAAGGTGTCCACACGTGATCTGGTGCAAACGCATCAATTGTGTCAATACATGGGGCGCTGTAGCCATCTTGCCTTTTAGAGAAGCGAGGGCCGCGGACTTCATTGTAGCATAAGCTTTAGTTTGTTCTTCCGTTAGTTCTACTTGTCTTTCTACATAAGTTTTTTCTGGTAAATCTAAACAGTCTTGTTTTAATACACGGTCAGAAAACTTTTTTAATATTTCTGACAATTCATCAAGTCGTTGATATCCTGTGGGTATCTGTACTCTACGCCCACCAAAATTTCTATCCACCATAATTGCATATCTATTTCTGTAAGAATAAAAAGAACCAAATCCCAATAGTTCTTCATTAAGAAAACCACATTGTGTATATAAATCTAAAGGACTTTTTGTCACAGGAGATCCTGTAAGAATTCTTCTGTATTTAGCATACTTACCTAGGTTGCAAATAGATTTAGTTCT